AGCCCCGGATTAGCTACAGGCTTCTCGTCTGTCTCTGCTACCCATGATGCCTCAGGGTCACTGGTGATAACTGGGATCTCGACTCCTCTTCCTGGAAGAGCAATCTGTCTTGCCATCTGCATTACTGCGGATGCTTCCTGTGTCTTCTGGAGAATCTCCGCTGATATATCTGCAGGGAGATTGATGTTGGTTCTGTTAGTAGGGATACCTGCCATGTCTTCCTCCTATGATTTTGCTTGTGCATTAATCCATTCGGCGAACTGGTCTCTGGTCGACTTTTTCTGGTCGACATACTGCTCGCCGCCATCCCTTACGGATGGATAAGTGCTTGGTTTAGCGAAACTAAGGATCGCATCGGCTTGCTTTTCGCATTCTTCCTTCGTAGATCCGGTAAGAAGCGATGCCGGTACGCCTTTCGCCGTGCCTACCTCAGTACGGATGTCTCGGACAGTGTTCTCGGCCTTCAGCTGATCTAGCTCAGTCTTGTATGCAGCCGCAAGTTCCGTCGCCTTTTGCAGCTCACTCTTGCCTTCTTCCTGTGCCTTGTCGTATGCTGCAGCCTTTTGCTTCAGTTCGTCGTAATCAGCGTACTTTGCTACTCGGTTCGCTACGATACGGTTGACATCGTCCTGGGTAAAAGTTTTTTCTGTGTTGACCTGTGTTTCTCCAGTAGCTACCGGAGTGGTGCCAGTTACCTGTTCTGCCATAACTTCCTCCTTTTGAGTGAACCTCGTTTAAGGCACGAGTTGCCAATAAAAAAGCACCGTAATTGGTGCCATTGATAACTAAGTGTTTACGTTCATTTCCTCTGCAGACGAACTCTCTCGCTCCTTCTGCTTTTGGTAAGCGTCTCGCTTCTGAGCGTTTATCCTGTCTTTATTCTTTGCGTAATAGTCTCGACGCATCGAGTTAATCTTTTGCTCCGGAGTACTGCCTTCGGCGTCTTTATACTGGAGCAGATACGTCTCAGGCTCGTACCCTTGTACGGTGGTGTTGTCGTTGAACCGGATCGCATAGGTGCAATCGCAATTTGCGTGTATGTGGTCTGCGTGTCCATCCTTCAGAGCCTTTTTGCTCGCAGGTTGCCATCCTCTCGACGCAAGCGTGATACAAAAAGCACATGTATCGCCTTGTGGTACCCATGCCCACTCGGCTCCGTCTCTGATGGCGTTCTGCATGGTCGTATCGACCCCTGCCCTTTTGGATAGTCTGCCGATTGCCGCACCCATGACCGTATCTGCCATGTTTTTCGTGCCGTTGACCGCCTTTGCAACCTCTGCCTTAGTCGCAGTCGGTGCCGGCATTGCCGGAGGTACGGACGCACCCTGTAAAAGTGCCATTGCGTCATACATTTCGCAAGCGAGTGCCGCCGAAGCTTCTCCGTACTTGGTTGCCAGTAGATATCCGTACTCTATAAGAGCGTTTGCCGCATCTTCGCCCTGCAAGCCTCTCGACTTGACCTCGTTGACGTATCTAACCATATCATTGGCGGCCTTTTCGTCTATCTCCCGGAGTACTTTGATGTACCTGCGCCACATATTATGAGTTATTATCATTCAAGAACTCCCCCAGTACCGCCTGACCTCTCGCCAGTGATTCCTGAGCCTTTATCCGACGGATATCAGCCTGGTCAAATCCGAGCATCTCCAGAAACGTATCCGTCTCAGAGAATCCCGGCCGTGCACTTGCAATCTTTACAGCCGCATCAGCTGTGACCGCTACAGATGGCATCGCCGGGTTTTTAAAGTGAGCGATAACGTTCTGGTCGACTTCGTCCATCGTTGTGTTGTTCGCAATCGCTAAGGCCATCATCGCTATAGTACGAAGTGCATCGCCGTTGCTCTGGTTCAGCTGTTCTGCCATCAGCACGAGCGTCTGACTCTGAGCAAGTATAGCGTCGGAGCTCGTCGGATTTGCATCATTGACAACTCCAGTATCTGAGACCGGAAGACCCGAAGCCGCTGAGAACTGAGTAGCGAGCATCCGAAGCATCTGTACGTGTGGCTCGATGTTGCCCTGAGTCAGCTGACCGAAGGTAGGCTTCTCACCTGTCTCCGGATTGGTAGTGCCGGCAAGGATATTGCCGATGTATTGTTTAAATTTTGAATTGATAATCTGGTCGTACTGGTCATCAGTTACGCCCATCAGATATTTCTGCGGAGCTGTCGAAAATTCGAGCCCGATAGTCGCATTGGCTACCGTACGAACGTACCCCTGTATCAATCTCCTAATCGGCTCCTTGATACGTGACTGTCCGAACGGCTTCGTACTGGTCGCATTGTATACGAGCGGTTCCATCAGCGGTCTGCCCATGATGTGCGGATACTTATATGCACTCCAGACGTAACCGTCACGAATCAGTACCCAGATGGCGTCGTCCGTATAATAATTAATTTCTGCCGGCATCCAGTATCCGTCGTTAGTGGGTGCTCTGCCGACGATAGCGAAACCGTAAGCGATCCGACCCTTCTCTCCGTCCCATACGGCTGCAGCTGTCTGAGCTGAATGGAAACGAATCTTAGCCCCGAGCTCCGGATCTGCACTGAATGTGGCGAAACTGCAGCCTAATTTCAGCTCGTCTCGACATGCCTTCTGGTACTGAGCTATCAGGTCGTTCTTCTCTATGATGTCATTCAGCCCCTCGACGTCTTCGCCATTTTCCCCGACGAATCCATCGAACATTGACCGACTCGCCAGTACGTCGACTGTCTTCGCTCCCCATGCGCACCCGATCTCTAAGCCTTGGAAGCCCTTCGGCAACGCTATGCCCAGATTAACCTCGCTCAGCGGAATCTTGCCCTCGTAGTACCGATTCTTCTCGGCATTTTTCGTTGTGCTATTGCTGTAAACGTTGAGCAGTTTCCGAAGTTTCCCGACCTCTGCAGGGTCGAGGCCATTGACCTGCTCTGGTATGAGTATGATGTCCATGCTATCCTATCCTCATCTGCTTACTCGGGTCTCGCTTCGAATTACGAGCTCCCCATAGTGCAAGAGCAGCCGCTTCGATTGGCGTTGCATTCTCACCACCGAAAGCCCAACCGCTCCCTACTTTTCTCTTAGTTGATGTGACCGCACTGTCTCTCAGCGCCGTCTGCTTTTTATACCAAGTGACCGACCGCTCCCCTATCGCATCGGTCAGCGTACTTACTGCCGCAATCACGTCGTTAGCTTTCGGCCTGACTACCGACCCTTTGACTCGCCACGTGCCGGAGATCTTCTCGACCAGGACATCGACTCCGTTACGTCCGTCGATAACTACGCACGATGCAACCTTGTACCGAGCATCAAGCCAATCTGCTAGCCACTGGATACCCATCGCAGTAGTCCGTCTGTCTATAAGTGAGATACGAGCGGGGCCGTCTGCCGGGATAACCGCTCCGCACAAACAGACCTCTGCACCGTCCGCCGAAAACTTGACGCCGTACGCTGTCTTTCCATTCGGCTTCTTTTCGTCGGATCCGCAAGCGTCCCATGCGTCTGCATCGAGTGCGGTCTCTGCCTTTTTCCGTATCGGCGTCCACCATCCGAGCCGCTCCCTGGCGAAAGTGTCCGCAGACATTTGCTCGACTTCGGTGGCTATCGTCTCAGGTAGGATATGTCGACCCAATGCCGGATTAGTAAGAGCCCACCGTTCCCGATCTAGTACGTCGCCGATCTCGTCCACCGAAAACTCCCACCAAGATGTCCCGGTCGTCTTGCCTGTGATGGCCTTCTTCCGGATGTCCCGGAAGACCGTTGCCTGACCTTCCGGAAGTGGTGGCGTCCCCATGTAGATGGTCTGAGGGTTACTACTCGCTGAGATCGCCGGCAAGAAGCTAGCCTGTTGGTCAGTATCTAGTTCCTGAGCCTCATCGAATATAAGCAAGTCGCCGTGCTGACCTCGTCCGCCGTTCCGGGTACGTGCCAGGAACGAGCACTTCGCTCCGTTGGTGAGCAGTATCTTCTCTCGACCCAATGCCGTCTTAATATCCTTGATGTGCTTCCGGAACTTAGCGCAATCAAAAAACGCAGCCATCTCCTCGAAGGTCTCCGTGCTTGTCTTCTGCAAGTGACTGGTATAGATAATGCGTTCTCCGTAAAGAACCATGCCGCTCTCGATTCGCCCCTCGGCTAGTCCGCTCTTTCCGTTTTGCCTTGCCACTGATAGCCCGCAAGCTCTGTGGATCCATCTGCGCCCGGGGGTAATTGCCATCCAGTCATCTAAGCAGCCGCACTGCCACGGATCGGGATTGAATCCCCCGACCTGCAGGATCTTGACTGCGTCCGTTCCGTCTGTTAAGTTGTAATCCGCCGCAATTCGTACGGTAGGCTCCTGACTACCTAGCACGTCCGGCGAGGATCTTCTCGATGTCATCCGCCTCCGTCTCCTCTCCTTCTATCTCGGCTATCTCTCTCATCGTCTCCCTGTACTGGCGGGCTAAGGACGCAACCTTATCCACATCAGCCACTACGAGGCAGTTGTGCAACATCTTCTCCAGTTCCTTGAGCTTCTCTAACCGTCCCATAAAAAACTCCTTGTGTGTAAATCGGCGCT